CTCTAACATCGAACATATCAAACCAACAATCATCATCTACTGAAAGAACATGATCATCTCCAAGTCCCTTAAAAGTATCGTACACATATTGAAAACAAGCTGTGTAATCGGTACTCTTTGGATTTTTAGCAATCCAAGTGTTAACCGCAGTTAACATCATCAAGAAGAGCATAATAAATGTATTTTTCAACGTAGTCATAAATCTTCCTGACGGATTTCCATGTGTAATATAAAGCAAATTTATTGCCAAATGGACCACATGAGAGAGGTCAATATCGACCATCTCCAACTGTTTAAGAAAGGCTTCATCTGTACATCCACCTCTCCTGTACCACTCAACCATAACATATCTGAAAGCTTCAGATAAACGTTTGGCAGTACTAGCATCCATTTTCTTAAGATCCCCGGAAATACACTTAATCAATTCCCAGGTCTTATAGGTTCCAAGCCTTCTCGCTAATTTAGTAAAAATTATCTTGAAACCAAAATGCCGAGAAGGATCAACTCCAAGATCACAAAAAGAATCAATATCTTCATGCCAGAGCATCATATTCTCATAAAAAGCTCCACACACTTGACGTTCTTCTATAAAAATCTCAAGAGGACTCGCATTCATAATACGAGTATTTCCTATCCATTGTGCATTAACAATTCCAAATTCATCCATAATCATAATACACACTTTCTCAGCTTCGAGTTTTTCATCTTTCAATTGATCATTAACAACAGGATAAACTCGATTCCCCTTTTCATGTTCTGCAGTATTCTTCCACAATTTCTCTTCCACCTCAGGAATAAGAAAGTACTCTTCGCTCTCCTTTTCACCCAATATAATGAGTTGAGAACGTTTTCCTTTATCTTTATTCCTTTGAATATTATATGGCCACCCTGGAGAGGTATTTTTCTCAATTTTCTTGAGATAACGATACTCTCTCACTCCATTTACAGCCTCATAAAGCGATAACTTTCGGGGTTCCACATAATATGGAAGTTTATCCAACAAAAACTCACAAAT